ACAGCCTTCGGGAACGGCTATGCGGTGTTTGGTTTGTACTTGGAAGAAGTAGGGCATGGCCGTTCCTCTATGGTCCTGGGTGTTGAGTTCCTTTGAGAGGTTCATCAGGAAGTTGTACATTTGGTCGGTTACTTGTATTGTTTTCATTTATTCCACATTTATCGGTTCGTAATGGGTGTCTTGCGCTTGGCGTCGTTGATAGTTGAATTCTTCGCGCTGCATATTGGCTATTTGGAGGCTATGCAGTTCGCGTGCTTCATCTCTAAATGTCTTAAAATCGTTTAAATTAAATTCAAGTGTAATCATACTGTGTTATTACGCTTCAGGGAGTTCTTTTACTTCTTCGATAAATCCACCTTCTACAGCTGCTTTTTTGAAGCCGTTCGGGTTATCAGATTTGGAGTACATTGACAGTACTTGCGCTTTTACTTTGTAACCATCGATGATTACTTTACCAATGCCTGCAATGGTTCTAGCGGTTTCGATATCCATTCTTTCTTTTGGTTCTGCCTCGGGATCCGAATTATTTTTCAATCCCTCGATTGTTTCAAATAGATGCGAGTTGAGTGCGTCTATTCCTGTAATTTTTCTAGTTGTCATGTGATTCCTTTTTAAGTTGTTTATTTAATTTTCCAAGCATTCTCATTGCTTTTTTTAGCTCTTCAGGGTATCGGTGAATGCTGTTGTTAACTCCTAACTGTTCCGCCCTGGTAATTATGTATAAATTTTCGAGCTCACAATTGAGCCGGTTGCCGTCTTTGAATTGAATGTTATTCCCTGCCGGTATTTCGCCAAACTCTTTTTCCCATACGAGCCGGTGTTTGAGTTTAAATATGTTTGGCTCTTCGGTTTTCACTTCGATGTAACCATCTTGTGTTATGCGTTGGTAGCCCACAGGCTTATGGTTATGTGGCGTATTACCTTTTTTAAACCGTGTTTTTGCTGTCTTGGCTATTGCTTCAGGTGTCATGTACTCGGTTTGTTTCTTGCCTTTATTCGGTGGTGCGGTGTTTTTTTTAATCCAGTATTTTTTGGCTGGATGATCTTCACGCTGCATATTTTTACGTGCCACAGCTGCCATAAATTCAATATCTTTTTTCAATCCATATTTGGTGGAAATGTTATTGATTCTGTATATCGAGCAATTGTATCGTTTTGCCAGCTCTGATGACAGTGTGGTAGGGTAGTCCTTGATACATTCCGCCAGCTGCTCTTCAGTAAATGGATATTTTGTGGCCATGGCATCAATATCTAAATGTTGTGAATTGAATAATTGCCATTGATTTACTTAGGTCATAGCCTTTGAACCAGGCTTTGAAATCGTCGAACGAAAGTCCGTCATTTAGGGCTACACAATCTTTAAAACGGTATCTAATATTTAGTCCTATAACTGAATGAATGAGAGCATCAGTATCGGTAATATTGTCAAATCTTTGTACTCCGCATCCTGAATCTTTATCGAGTGTGGCAAATGGAATGGCTTCGTTACTTGGTGTAAATCGTCCGCCTGGTAGTTTCCAATAGCACAAGTCGATCAAGGCTTTACCTGCATGCACTTTTTCCATACGTTTAACCCAAAGCGGATAGTTATTTCGTATGGTGTGTAGTTTGGGTTCTACGTGAATAATGCCGGGCTTAGCGTGTTCAATAATATTACCCGCTTTGAATTTACCAAGTGCTAGTTCGATTTTATCTTTAAAATAGGTGCGTTGACCTTTACGTGGGTGGCCAGCAGGAAATACTGTGCTAACCATTATTTTGTAGTGTATTATTTTTTGAGTTGCCATAGTGTTATAGTTTTTCAGCGAGTGCGTTAATAATTTGTTCTTTAGTGGCTGTGTATGGTAGTCCTGTAAGGCGTGCAAGACCACGACTAAGGTCATAAGCTGATAAATCGCCAAGATCATCCCATGTAGAATATAATTGATTATCATCATCGTCATCCTCATCTGGAATTAAATCTCGTGATTTACATTCATTCAACAAATCATCCGAGTCTAACTCCCAAAACACTTTATCCTCGTCAACATAAACATCTATTGAATTTTTGCTCCTGCGTGTATCTCTGCGCAATTCTTTCTCTGCAGCTTTACGATCGCGACCACTAACGAGTTGTCGTCTTCGTTTAACCTCTTCAACCAAAGTGTAAGTGGTGATTTGGTCTAGAACTTCATCTATATCTACATTTATATCCATTTTCTACGGTTTTTGAGTTGAACGATCCCAATCAATCATATCTTGTTCGTACGTTTTACCTTCGTAAAATAGTGGTATTTGCATTTGGTCGGCAACGAACGCCTCGATGAGTGCGCCTCGTGATTTGTTCCAACCTTGGAGCAGAACTACGCCATCGCAACTGAGTAGTATTTCAATGTCGCGTACCATGTGCGCATTATAAGTGGACGTAATGGGCAAGCCGTTATCGTGTGGAATGATTGGTAAGAAACCAAGCGTGCGTAGGTGACTTGCCATTTCTTCGAATTTGTGGCGATTGAGTTCTGGCATATCGCTCATTGGACCACTTATGTAGATTCGCTTTTTCATTGTATTTGTTTGTTATCAGTTGAATTGTGCAATCCTTTATTAACAGAAACAGTTCGGCCATGTTCATATCCTGAACTGAATGCGTTGAAATCTTTTAATGGTGCTTTTGCGGAGCTGGTCTTGCGTTTTGGCATCAAGTTTTTTGAATTGAGGTACTTTTCTACAGCTTCAGCATTGTATTTGATGAGGGTGTTAGTCATGGCATTTTGTTCACGTTGTAGCTTTTCTGCTAGCCCAACAATGCAACCCTCAAGGAATGCTTCGATAAAGCCTTTCTTTTTGCTCATCAACGTTATTTGCTTTGCACCAATTTTGGCGTTATAAATGAAGTTGTTGGAGAGAAACGAGTGTAGATACCAGCACGCTTGTACGTTTACTTCGTCGCCTACAACTGTTATTTTCTTTTCAATAGCACTAATTGAAATTAGTGATCGGCAATAGTTGTATTTGCATAAACACATCATTAGTCGGCGACTAAATTGTTCGTACCTTATATCCACCTGCTCGGAGTGTTCGCCAACTATTTGTTCATTAGGCGTATTGTCGTCGCCAGTGAACATGGCTATGTTATATTCTGTTAGAATTTTATTGATGGCCAACGCAGCAGCTTCCGCTTCGTAGATGTTACCAATGGACATTGCGCCATCGCGCAATGCCATTAGTTTTTTGAGTTTAGCAACGATATGTTTAGATGCCTCTTTCATGGTTTATTCTTCTGGTTGGTTATCATCTTCCTCGGTAACATCCGTTTCGCTTACAAACGATACAATTTTGCTTTCTTTAATTTCGGAAAGTACCATGGTACCAATTGAGCTACGAATCATATCATCCACTTTTCGTTTAGCGGCATCAATATCTGTAGCTGTTAACAACCATTTAAGAGGTAGACGTTTTTCGGTTCCTCTTTCTTCGTCAATTGACAAGGCGTTTACTTTAGCAATGAAAAAAGAATCTCCCTCTTTCTTTTCAATCACTAACTCGTTGAAAGATACTAGCTTCATGTGGCAGAAACCGAAGTCGCCAGTTACTAGAGGTTGAACAGCCTCAGATACCATTTTTTCAGCTTCAGTAAAGCTGAGAGCATCAGTCAAGTGAATTTCACTTACTCTACGTACAAGCCCTTCTTCAGATAGGGCATCAAATTTTACTTTACATTCAATTAGTTGCATAAATTTCCAAATTTATAGTTAAGGCGGACTATTCCGCTTTGCACCTGGTAACTGTATCACGAGTTGCCAGGCTCTTGTGCTGACTCACGTCTGGGCAAGTTCAAATAATACAATAAAAAAAAGAGCGTTATTTCTTTTTAGAACCACCGTGTCTACGGTAGTATCTATATTGTCTTCCTGTGATTGGTGTAAGATTATGCTTGGCACGATAGTCATTAATCTCATTTAACAATTCATTTCCTTGAATATTTTTAACTTTAGTAGGTTCAATAGAGCTCATAGATTTAATTTTATTAGTTAATAAATTATAGAATATCAAGGGCTTTTTCGCCCTGTTTGATTAGTTCATTAATGTTACTTGGTTGATTATCTTTTGCCATAGTTTCTAAGAATGGAATAAGTACGATAGAAAACCATAGTTTTACAGTTCTAATTCTTCCTGGGTGATTCATGTTGTAAGAGTCGTTGCTAAATTTGCATTGACGCATGAGGCTATCAAGTATTTTTCCCTGTTCTTCTTTGTTGAATTTTGTATTGCAAACTGCATCTACAAGGGTAGAGGAGTCAATCGGTATGATTATTTTTGTTTTGCTCATGGCTTTATTCAATAACTGTTTGTACAAAATAATGGTACTTATAAACTAACTTTTGGGCTGGTTTCGGCAGGTCCTCCAAACAGGTTCCTACTGGCACGCTAAATGTTTTGCTCTTGGAGTGCAGTTTACACCCAGCTTTGCGTGCTTTATAATGTAGGTTATACAGTGGCTGCTTATCCGTAATTATGCTTTTTCCAACAGGCGATGATTGATTTTCCATAAAAGTATTTTCTTGAGTTTGGTCTAACGCCTCCTATGGGCAGGCTTCCGTCGTTAATGTAAGAGTCGACTGTGCCTTCTGACACGCCCAGCGTTACGGCTACTTCTCTGCGCCCATACGCTGCCATAGGTCTAACACGTGGTTCTTCTTTTACTAGTGGCATAATCTATTTTTTAAAGAGGTTATGATTTTGTGCATAAACAATGAGATCCGATTTGCTGTGCAAGCTGAGGCGTGCACAGGCGTTACGAATGTGATTTTTTACGGTGTATGGCGACAAGCATAATTTGGTAGCAATGTCGTCAGGCTTCAAACCTTTGCATAAGCCGTCTATCACGCGCATTTCGGCATCGGATATTTGTGTAGTCATGGTAGGATGACACACAATGTTTTCGAGTGGGCATTCGCCACGGAGTGGACAAGGAACGTGTTCAAAGTTGAATACGCCACGATTGTCTACATCCATCAAAGTTTGGTCGATAGCAGAGAAATTACACTTGCAGAAGCGTTTTACAATACGATGTCTGAACATCGATTGATTGATAGTTAACTCCTTGAATGTTTTTGAAAGCGCTTTGTAGGCCTCAGGATAGAGTGTTTCCAGTCTGTCTATCATGTAAGCGATCACCTCTTTTTTATTCTCGGTGAGCTGCTCGCAGGTGTTAGTTTCGGCATTGCGAAACCATACTTGCTCTTCGTAGTTGTAAAATTCTAGTTGCATAAGATTAATGTCTTACAAATAGTTTGTCTTTTCTAATTTTGGTTTTAGCTTCTAACACCTTTAAGCATTTAGCGTCTGTGGTTTTAGAGTCTAACGAGCACCATCTCTCAACGGTTCGAACTGAACGACTAGTTAGCCGAGCAATTTCTCGGTAAAAATGTGCTTTCGGAGTACTAAGCGCATTTACATAATCATTTAGATTTTGGTCTTTTTGTGCCATTTTAATAAAATTTATTTCAAGAATTTGTGAAACCAACTCAAAACCACTATATTTGTCATGTTGTCGGTGGTGGTGGTGGTGTGTGCAAAGATACACCGCCTTGAAGTATTATGCAAGTATTTTGCAAGTATTTTTACAAAGAAATATCTATTTAGACAAAATACAAATATGAGTTTAGGTAATAGAATAAAAAAACTCTCTGATGAAAAGGGAGTTAGCAACTATCAGGTAGCAAAAGGAACTGGTATTGCGCAATCAACTTTAAGTAGGTTGATGACAAATTCTACGTCTAAACTGAATGATTCTAATTTGGAATTGCTTGCAAAATACTTCGATGTTTCAGTTGATTATTTGCGTACAGGAAATGAAGATTTAAGGGATAAAAGTGCAAAATCAGTAAGTGAGCCTAGTATAAATTATCAGGCTAAATGTGTACGATGTAGTGATTTTGAGCAGCGTGTTATCGAATTAAAGGAAACAATAGAGGCACAAAGGGAAGCAATCGACGCACAGAAGGAAACGATCGATGCTCAAAAATTGGTGATAGGAATGCAGCAGGATATTATAGATAAGCTAAAAAACAAATAATACATATTTATATGAGGAAAATTTTACTTCTATTATTATTCGTTTCACAGACACTACTGGCACAAACTTTAGTTTTATTACCAGAAGGTTTGAGATCTGAAGCTGACAATACAAAAACTTATGTGGTCATAAATGCTGATGGTATGAAAGCTGATAAACTTTATACTAACGCGTATAATTACATTCAGAAAGCCTACGTAGACCCACAGAAAGTAGCCGGTGGAAATGTTGAGAATGAATATTTAAGCGCAAATACATTTAAGAAAAACATTTCGTATTATCCAGCTGCAATGTTTAAATATCCAATCGATGTGAAATATACTATAATGCTCACATTTAAGGACGAAAGAATAAAAATAGAGTTTGGGAATATTCAATACAATTTGTACACGGGACAACCTAGCTCAGTTCCATTTCAAATATGCGGTTCTACCATGTCATCTTTCCCAGTGTACACAAATAAAGGAAAGTTGTTTCGCGAAAATGTAAAGCAGGATATTGAGAAGTATTTCAACGATGAAATAAAGACATTATCTAAAGCGATAAGAGGTGAAACAAGTAAAAATGATGAGTGGTAATTTGCAATTTTTTTGCAATTTTTATTTTTAAAATCGGAATTGTCTGATTGTTAATACATTAAAGTCTGAATAAAACTGCTTTGGGAGCAGGGGGTCGTGGGTTCGAATCCCGCTACCCCGACAAAATGAAAGACTTTGATTTATAACACGTTATGGTTAATAAATCAAAGTCTTTTTTTCTCGTAAGATAGCGACTTATTAACAGTTTTTAATACAATTGACTTAAAAAAGGCATATTTTAATACAATTATTTTGCAATTTTTTTGCAACAAATAAATTATGATTAACACCTCGATTATCATTGACAAGCGTAAATTGTGTAAGAACAATACGTTTCCTATTAAAATCTATTTTTCCATTAATGGAAAACCTATCTTTATTAAGACTGGTGTTTTTGTTACTGAGGAAGAGTGGTCCAGCATGAACACCAATCCTACTCCAAAACAAAAAACCATAAAAAAATACTTAACCGGAAAACAACTGCAAGTAGATGGCAGGCTTATGGAGCTGGAGCGTATCGACCAACTGCACACGGTGACGGCTAAATTACTTGATGATAATAACTATGACTATGTTGAAGCTGCGCCAAATCAAGTAGAGTATTACCTCGATCTAAAGATTAAGCAGGCAAAAGCATTAAGTACCAAAGAAACTTATCAGGACACGCTGCGCATACTCACTCGTTTTGCAGATATTACAACGCTTCAATTCAATGACATCACTGTATCGTTTTTAAAGCGGTTAGAGCTATTTTTATCAGACCGAAGTGTAAACGGTAGGGGCGTGGTGTTTCGTAACATCAGAGCCGTGTATAATGATGCTATTGATGATAATGTTGTGAGTATAGCGGATTACCCATTTAGACGGTTCAAAATAAAGAAAGAGGAAACTGCTCACCGAGTTTTAGACATTACCACCATGCGTAAAATTAGGGATGCACAGATACCAGAATGGGCGCAAAGGTATCGCGATCTGTTTTTATTGAGCTTCTATTTGGTAGGCGTAAATTTTTCGGACTTACTACAAGCCACTGAAGAAAATATCAAAAATGGACGGTTTGAGTATCGCCGAAATAAAACTGGCCGATTATATTCTATTAAGATAGAACCTGAAGCACAGGAGATAATAGAACGATACAAGGGCGAAAAATACTTGTTGAACTGCATGGACACACGCAGCAACTACAAAGATTTTTTACATCGCACAAACGATGCACTTAAAAAAATCAAGTATGATCCAAAAGATAAAGAACCGATAATGCCTGAATTATCCACGTATTATTCACGCCACAGCTGGGCAACTTATGCAGCAGACAATAATATCAACGATTCAGTTATATCATTTGCTCTGGGACATAAAGCAAGCAACAGAGTAACGGACATTTATGTTCGTCGCAACAAACTGAAGGTTGATGAGGCAAACAGAAAGGTGATAGACTATTTCAATAGTAACGATATTATTGAATACTAGTATCAGGTTCCTGTTCGCGCAAAGTTCTCAATCTCACCTTTTGATCTTCGTTGGTAAGTGGCAGAGTATATACAATTGATTCTATCAGTACCGGTTGATTTTCCAACATCGATGGCGCCGTGATGTCCAGCTGCGCAAACTTGTGGAATGGAATTCTACAAGTCGTATCAATTATTACATTGGCTTTATTTCTGAATGTAATATAATTCTTATACAGCACATCGTGCAGCTGTTTGTAAGTTGGATTCTGAAGAGATACATCGTAATTTACAAATATCGATTGCGCCACATTTGCTTGTACTAAATCAATATATTTAGTTCTGTATCCACCAGTCATGTATTCGTAATCAAAAAATCCGTGATACATTTGGTTACGTGATTTGAGCAGGCACCAGGTGGACGATTGTCGCACATCAGCTTCAGTAATGGATGGTTCGCCGCTGGTGGTATCAACCACTTGTGTATTCAACCATACAGGCTCTTGTATCTTAGCAATTTGCGACAGCATTTTACCTTGGTAATTTATTCCCCAGTAAACAACTTTTATATTCCACAAAAGAAGATCCGTGCCTGCGGCATTAATAGTTTCAGCAATCGTAGGTTTTGCTCCTGGTAAAGGATTGTTTTGTGTCCAATTTTTAAATTTTAGATATGCGGTGTAGCTATCAATTGGAAAAGGTCTAAAAGGGGAATTAGGATTTTCAGGTTGTGGACTTCCGTCAATGAGTGATTCAGCCAACACATAATCTTCACCAGCTGTAATATTTACAGCTATGTCGTAACTTTTTTCTTCTACTGTTATTATAGGATCATCGGTTGTTCTAAAAGTGTCGATTGTTCGATTGATAGGTTTATTCGTAGAGGTTCCAAAAGGCTCATACGTTACTTGTCGACCATTAAACACAAACCGAGCACACTTAGCTAACTCAAATTCTTTGATAAATTCGGCAATAGATTTATCAGGTACTAGCTGCTTATAATACAATACGCCTCTGCATAAAGCATCTACAACGCTATTACTCACAACATCTTCCGAAAAATCAACATGATTGGGATTGGTAAACTCAAATCCAAAATAGGAGAAGATATACTGAAATACCCATTTAGTTTTAAGCATGGGCGTAATCATATACAATGCAGGGAATCGACACCAATTTTCACCCTCTTTATAGTAATAGCGAACATGCGAATTTCCAGCTTCAGCCAAAAAATCGTTTGTTTCCTCTTGCAGTTCCACGGTATCGTTTTCTCCTGAAATTGGCATGACGTGCAGAAAATAATTTCGTAAATTCGTAACCATTGGAAGTTCGCCTAAATCATACTGTACGGTAAGCGTATCATCAGAAACTAAAGCTAAATGAATCGTTTTATTGAGCATTGTTTCCATTAGTTTCCAGTTGGCATTATCAGTACCATCGTACACACGGTGGCAGCGCGCATACCAGGCAGCTGTGTCTACTTGGGTTTCGGTTGGCCACACAATGTCATCAATAAGATTTTTGCCATCAATCAACGAATAAAAATTGCCTTCTGAGAAATAGATGGTTGCCGGTATATCTTTATTACTGTGTGAATGGAATACCATATTAGCTTTACGACTAATCGTACCATCTTGTACAACCACAGTCATTTGCTTGAGCGGTTGAGTGAATTTATCGAGCCTACTAGAATAGTTGGTTAGAAACTTATTGTTAGGCGTACCTTTGAGGGTAATTGGATACGACTGTTCGCCTGCATCCGATACAAAAGGATTGTACTTTGAAATTTCTAGCGTAAATCCATCGGGCAAATCGAAGTCGCCACGTTCACAATATATTCTCATGACTTTCTCCCTTTATTTTTAGATTTTTCCATTAACAGCATCTTCTTTTCGAGCTCCGTAATTACGATTGGAGCTTCAATACCATTGTCTAATGTAGCAACCAACTGGTCTATGGTCATTCTTAATTCGGCAAGTATAAGCTGTAAATTAATGGAATCGGCAGAACTCGCAGCACTCACATCCGAAATACCACTATAATTGCCCTTGGCACGCTGTGGCGTTCTAGCTCTTTGTATCTCTTCGAGAATCCAAGGTGCATTCATACGGATATTACTTAATGTAGGATGATCCACAATTAATTCAGAACCAGCTTCACCAACGAGCGTAGGCGTGTGAATGATGCCCGTTTTGGCTGGTCCAACATATTCAACATTATCGTAGGCTTTGCCATCATCTGCTCCAATTACATTGTAACGTCCCTCTTTAGCTTGTGGTAGTGCCACACGGCTAACAGAACCTGACGAAGAACTGGACGCTGGTGCCTCAATGGTCATGGCTTTAATCTTTTCACGTTCAGCATTAGCCTGTGCTATTTGCGCAATACCTGTTCCGACCAATAATGCGGTTAAAATACCAGCAGCGATTGGTCCTGCTACTGGGCCAAGCATCATGGAGCTTGCCCATGCAGCCATAATACCTTGCGCCATACTAACAGTAACACTGGCAGCTTGCATGGCAAAATTAGCATCGGCATATTTCTTTTCAATCTCCAACGCATCAACTTTTTGCTCGTAATCAAGTTGTGTTTTTTGATTATTGTAATCTTCTTGCGAGATAATCCCAGCATTATAGCTTTTAGTGAGTGCTGATAATCGTTTTTCGTATTCCGCATCTAAATTGGCTGTTTCAGACGATTGCAGGGCTTGTGTAAATGCGCTTCCAGCATTTGCTATTTGTGCGATTTGGTCGGCAAATTGTTGAGCATATTTCAGTTTCACGTTAGCACGTGCTTGCTCTGCCTCTTTCTCTGTGGCGCCCATCTCTGCCAAGTGCTTTTCGAGCGCAGCCATTTCATTAGCATATTGGTCTAATAGGGATGCCAAACCAATAGAAGCCGCCATTTGGTAACGCTCATTGGCATATTTTTCTTCTATTGCTTTTTTAGCAATCTCATAAGCCTCTGTTTGTCCGAGTTTAGCTTTAACTAAACGAAGCTCCTCAGCCATTCGGTCGGCTAAAGTGGTGGTTTGGTATTGAGCAAGCAGTTTTCTTTTCTCAATAAGCGCATCAAGCTCTGCTTGAGTCATGTTTTTTAAACTCTCGGCAGTGGCTAGTTCAGCCTCTTTGAGTGCTTCAACCTGAATTTTTGTGCCCGATTTTACTTGCTCTTTAATATCCGTTTGATATTGTTGGTGAGCATCTAAGCGAGTTGTAAGGCTCAAGAATGTAATTCGTGCAAGCTCTTGATTATATTCTTCTTCAGTAAGTCTACCATGAGCATAATCATCTTTAGCCTTATCACGCAATAAAGCCAACTCTTTATCTCTTTCTTCAATGGTTTTATCGCGTTTTTGCTTGAGGAGTTCTATTTGCTTGAGTTGAAGATTTTCGTCGGCTCCAATTTGATCGTCGGCTGTTTCCTGCGATAATTGCTTAATCCATTGCTGATTTTCGGCAAATTGAGGCTTAAAACTTTCGAGCAGTTTTCCTTTTTTCTCATACAACTCAACGTCTAATTTGGCGAGGTTCAGGTTATATTGTTCAGTGGTAATTAAGTTGGCATTTAGTTTTTTTCTTTCGTCACTTTTATAGTTATCATACAGCAACTTTTGGTCGTTCAATAGTTTCTCGTATGCCTTTTTTTCTTCTGATGCTTTATCATAGCCAGCATCTACACTACCAGAAGAAGATGTTGCTTTCTTAGTTTCTACGGAGCTTGTGTCATCTGTAATCTCTTGTTTAATTTGATTGGTTTTAGAAATTAACGGGTCAAACTCCTGTTCAATTTTAGCTATCTCTTGCTTCATTGCTACATTTGACTTTTTAAATGCTGTCACCAAGTTAGCCAGTGGCACACTAAACATATCAAGTGGAGCTGTTTTTAGTTTTGTTTTCTTGTAAAAATCTTGCAAGGTTGCCACGTACGTTTCATCGGATGTGTTCTTGATAATATCAGTAAGTTGGCTCATATAGTCTGACACCAACTCCTTATTCCCACCTAATTGTTGTTCAAGATTTTTCCGAATACTACCAACTAATTCAGCTTGTTTTTCTGTACTTTTTGTTATTTGTTCCTCAATGGCAGCATCCCTCATTTGGAGTGCTATTTTATTCTGAAGCCCAATATTAACAGATGTAAGTGCACGTGATAATTCTTCGGTGGTAGTTTTTTCGTTCAACAGTTTTGGCAGGTACTCTCCGTATTTTTCATTAATGATACCAATATATTTGGCACGATCTTTTGAGCCGATAGCTGCATTCTTAGCAGCCGAGAATAATCGTTCAGCCTCTGTTGTTTCTTTGGCTATTTGAGCGTTTGTTTTTCTGAGCGACTTTTCGAGTTCTGTTTCATACGTTGCCCATTTATAAATGCCTACGCCAATAGCCGTAACAGCTACAAGGATAGCTCCCCAAGGAGTTTCGGCCATTGTAGCTTTAAGCATTTTTTGTGCTGCAGCTGCCCTTGTCGTGTTACCTGTTAACGTGTTGTAAGCCACAGACGCAGCAAGTACTACGGTTTTTTCGGTGGCTTTCCATGCAACATTGGCTTTACTGGCTAATTCAGAAACCTTCGTTGCCACAGTGCTTTTAGTTAACGCAAGAGCGTACACTCCCCAAGCTACTGCTAGCGTGATAATAAGACCTTTATTTTCTGATAACCAAGGACCAAGCTCGGACAAACCCTTAACTAGATAGGTGGTTGCTTTGGTTGATTTCAGAAGCATTGGCGAAAGACTATTACCAAGTGCTTCAGAAGCATCCATAAATGCTTTTTGTGCTTTTTCTAATTGTGCCTGAAGGTTATTATTTTTGGTATCGTATTCTTTAGTAATTGAAACACCTTCTGTCATTGCTTTGTTGGCTATCACTTGCGCAGCTTCTACTTTATCAATGGAGCTAGCCATAGACGATAACACACCAACAGCACGAGCGCCATCAAGCCCCATGTCTTTGAAAATAGGTATCAATGCCTGGAATCCACCTTTTTGATTAAGTGCTGCTAATACTTGTTTGATTGCAGCATTTGCATCGGTGCTCAAAAGTTTAGTGAACGATGAAACCTCAAGTCCTGCAAGACGTGCAAATTTTGCAGGATCTCCCATAAGTTTCATAATGAAGTTTTGCAATGCCGTTGCTGACATTTCTACAGCTTGCATATCCTGATCTAAAGCAGAACCATAGCCAAGAATGGCATCCATACTAATGCCAGCCTGTGTGGCCACACCACCAAGGCGTGCCGCAAACTCAACAAGGTACGGTTCATTAGCGCTGGATGTTGCTCCAATTTCATTTACTGCAGAACCAACAGCGAGCATTCTCTCTTTTAAATCTTTACCGGCTAATATATCAGTGCTTTTGGCATATACTTCAGCCATCTTACCAATATTCTGAATCGCATCCTCGCCAAGATCTTCGCCAAGGGCTACTTTAATTTGGTTAGCACCTTCAACAAATTTCAATAAATTCTCTTTACCACTAATACCCAACTTACCTGCATCACGGGCTAAGTTGTTAAGGTTCTCGCGACTGGTCCTTGTGTCCATCGCTTTGAGTGATTCATTCAAATCAAGTACTTCATCCTTTGTTAAGCCTGTAGTCTTCATCACGTCCGAATACACATCGTCCATGTGAGCAGCATCTTGCGCACTTTTACGGAGCGTGAGCGAAATGCCTGTGAGTGCAGCTGCTGCACCCATTATGGTAGTGCCGTATTTATTGATACGATTGGCTAAACGAGAAAAACCACTTTCTTGTTTAGTCATGGCGCCGTTCATATCGTTCATCACGATTGTACGTTGAGCCTCAACTCGTCGAAGTTGCTCAAGTGTAGAGGTGTATTTTTCAGTTCCTTTGATCGACTTACCTAGCTCCTGGCGTAAATATTTAGATTGAGCGTTGAGCTCGTCTCGCGTAGCTCCACTCAGATTTTTAAGTACACGAGTAGTTTCTTTAATCTTTGCTTCGTAAAGACCTTGCTGCTTAATGTTTGAATCTAGCTGAGATTTTACCTTGTTAAATTCCACGCCGTTGGCTTTCCCTTCACGTTGTAAATCGTTTAACTTTTGGGTAAGTCGTTCGGTAGATGCCGTAAGTTCATCGTATTTTTTATTGGCATCTGTAGTGTTTAGGTAGATGCGAATCGAACGGTTAATATCTTCAGACATAGTGCAAATTTTAAAATTTACACAAAGATGAAGTTATCTTATTTCAAAAAAAAGGACAAATCAGCCACTACAAAACGATGTAATAGACTGGCAGAAGTTTAGATGAGTGCGAAAAGTGTGTTTTACCAAGCAGATAATGCAGTCGAAAAAGGGTAGTGTTGCCTTGAATATCGAGCAGTTCTTTTACCGTGGCTTCAAGACCAGGCAGCCAAGCCTTTTCAACAATGGAGCCAACAATGAATTCATAATAACCAGGCGTTTCATCTTCGTAGAAAAAGAGAGTAACTATACGTTTTCCGTATAGGCTTTTGGCGTCCTGTTCTGTAAGTGTATTAGCAGAACCTGAACCGATGGCAGATAGAAGTATATCTTTGTTAGTCATTGTTGCCAAGAGGCAACAAAAAAGTGGCTGCCCCCCAAGTCGCTAAACCATTAAATACAACCATCGGAAGTATGTAATAAGGAAGCAGCCACTATATGGCTGTTTCCGATAGATGTATAAGAACTCAATGGTTTAGCGGTACAAAGATATAAAAAATTATGATGTGATTATAATTATCAAAAGTTTTTCGATGCAACAGCTTTTCAAAAATGTTGCCCGGTTGCTTTTGTCCACTTTTCGTTGACGGACACAACGAAAAGTGGCGCATGCAAAAAAGAGGGGCGTGTGCCCCTCTTACTTACTTAATTAAATCCAATTCGATTTCAGAAATTTTTTGATTTATCTTTTCGGTGATAAAATCAACGAATTGCAACAATATAAACCGATTTGATATTTTAAAAATTTCATCACTATTATAAGAGCCTGCTTTAAATGTCAACCTGTAAACATTGGTTTCAAAATCTGTTTGTTCTTGCAAATTCTTCTTTGCCTCGTTCAGGTTGTCAATCGCCTCTATAAATTTCGAGCGGTTGTCTGATAACGATTTTTTACGTGTTAAATCTTCCAGGCACTTTTGCAGCTCTTTCGTTTTACGCTCGATGTCTTTTTGAATTTCGAGGGCGTTTGGTTGCTCGTTTTTTACTGTTGCCACTTCTGCGCTTGTGGCTTGCGCTTTGTTTTTTTCGTTCTTTTCCATGTTGTGAAAATGTTAAATAATTAATAAAATATTGATTGTTAGGCTTGCGCCTTTGGTTTCATCTCTTGCACTTGTGAGCGGTCGAATAGGTGGCACACTGGGAAATAATCCTCTTTTGGGTCGGTTTCGGTTTGTTCGGCACGTTCTTTGGCTTGTGTGCTTGCTACAGGTTTAGCCCATACGAGATAACTGCTTTCGCCTTTTTTAACCGTAAAGCCCAATTTTCGCCACTCTTCAAAGGTTTTCAACTCGGTTACTCCTTTGGTCGATTTGTAAAAATCAACTACAAATTCATTGATTGGTTTATTACATTGTTTTGCCACCTCTTTAAATTTTAATGACAATTTTTTTAACTCTGTGCGCTTTTCAATCGCCTTTTGTTTTTTTTCTTCGCTTGGTTCAAATGTTCTCATAATTAATCTATTAATTAAAATATATATTGGTTGCTTGTTCCACGCTTACGCCGTATTGATAGGCTAATGAAACCAAGATTTGAGAGGGTTTAAAATCTTTCCACGTTTGGCGTGGTGTGTTTGGAAAATGTTCGCATCTTGAAGCTGAGCTGGTGTTGAGATTTTTGTTTGTTTCCATTGTATTTGAGTTTTTTTTTGAACGCTTCCGTCAGCGTCGCAGTCTGTTTTCGATTTTTGATGTGCAAAAAACAAGGTAATCACGGAATGAATGCAAGAATTTGAGCGTGTAAATACTACCCGAATGGCGTGGAGATTTATCGACAAACACGGAGTGCCTGTCCTTGCATTCGCAATGGAGTGAATAATTACCTTTGCACACGCAAAAACGAAAAAACAACAGACGGCCGCTTGATGAGAAGTTGCCATCGGTCTTATAAACGAAAATGCAATTGAAGCCAGGAAACAATGAAACCAACGTACTCTTGGAGCGAGGTCGTTTTAAAAGTGTGTTGTGTGCCGGCAGGAACGCGGCACGGACAACGTAACGAAAAACGTAAACCGTAGCGACAAGTGTACGCCTTCCGCTGTACGGCAATACGTTTGCAGCGAAGTAATAAGAATGAATGAGAGGCAATGGTATTGCAGGCAATAAAAAAACGCCCGGTCACTTCTCAGTGATGGGCGTCGCAACTTAAATATGGAAAATGAACTAAAAAAATGTAGTTATAGCCAAGCGAGCAACCAGCTTGTGGCCGGATAACTCTTAATGATAAAAATTAAACCAAACATACCACAGGCACCCACTAACAGCCACCAATACCAATTATCTTTTGGTGTTTCTTTTTCACTAGTAGTGGATTTCAGTTTTTCATTGAGTGCATTCACACTATCCTGCGAATGTTCGTATAATTCCGTAAGCCTTGTTATTGTAGTTTGTTGATTCTCGATCGCTTTATTTTGTTCGTTGAGCGTTCGTGTGGCGTATGATAGTTTAGTTTGCAGCTCTTTCTCTTTTTGAGAGATACTTATTGCAGCCACATTGGTAAAGTCACCAGTCTGCTCGTTATAAGTTCCACCTGTTGGGCCAAACGTAATGAGCGTATTGGTGTCTTTATCTTTAATGCTAGTAGCTTGCGAGCTACTGTCATTGGTTTGAGTGAGGTTACTACTCACATCTTTTGTAGATTCACTCACAATGGATGTAGAGTCTTTCTTTGACGTTTCGGTATTTGATACTGCCGTACTATCGTTAGTAGTACGATCAATCTTTTGGGTGAACTTGGTAGTCTTACAGCTGCCGAGTAGAACCACAAGAAACACAATCGCAAAAAAGCGAGCAAACGAAATTAGACAACCTGGTCCAATTTCAGAGGCAGTGAATTTTTTCATAGTTTATGGTGTTTACAGTTTACTTTACTACCTCTGAAATCCAATCAGCAATCGCTTCAGCGAGCTTTTCGCGTTTCATCAGGTATTTAGCGGAATCGAAAGAGCTGGAGATAAAGCACACCTCAAGCAATAAGTTACAACAATCAAAACCTGAAAGCATAGCAAGGCTACCATGTTGGCCAGCATCTTCAGGTTTAACTCCACGGAGTTTTACGCCGATAGTATCAACTACCACTTGTAAAAGCTCGGCAGATAGTTCCCGTTCGTCCACAGTGGCGTTTTTAGGTATTAGCACTTCAGCTCCTGTCGCAGATGTTGAGCTTGAAGCATTGAAATGAATATCAATGCAAACATCTGTTTTGCTTAGTTCTGTGCGCAGCTCTGTTACAACACTGTTGAGGTTGTCTGTATCGCAGTCTACCACAGGCACAATGTTGTACTTGGTACACAAGTACCATTCTATTTTATTGCGCAACCAAATGGTTTCGGCTCCTTCGTCGATGGTTTTGCCAGCGGCGCCAGTTCCACGCCCACGGTGTCCACTAATTATTGCTATTTTTTTCATCTCTTTTTTCCTCCTCGTTTACAATGTCAGCTACTTTATCGCCAAACAGTTCTCTGAATTTGAATGATATAATTGCATATAATATGCGGATAAATTTAATGTGTGGATATACTTCTTTTAGATTACGCAGTCCATTTCTGAAGTACACATAAATAGCTACAGCAAAGAGCCATTGAACAACATATACACTTTTATCATCATAATCCATTAGGTCGATAAAACCTTTGAGTAGATACGTTATAGAAGTGATCAAGAACAATTCAAGCAGTGAGTCTTTAAATTTGTTTCCCTTAAAATTTTTGAACGCAACTATTGGAGGGAAAATTCGGTGTAACGTTAACTTAACTTCATCGGCACGGAATCCAGCCAAAATATTAAACGAAAATCCAAGCAATAAAGCAATTAGATAACTGAACGTTGAATCCATAAAAGCGGCGCAGCTTGTAAAAATAAAGACCATCACTCCTTGAGCGACATTGTAAAATCTATCCATTAGACTTCTGTATTTAAGGGTTTAGCAATTTCTTCCAAAGGTTCGGCATCCACGCCTAGCGTGATGCTTTCGTAGGTATTTTCACCATCGGTGAGGACATTACCTTCAACGTCTGGGTATTGGCATTTAAAGCCTTGAGCATTGATTTTTATCATGGTCTTGAATTTATGCTGGTGAGATATTCCAATTCTTTGCAACAAGAGTGCTTTCGGCAGCACTGCCACGGATGGCTTCACGGATTTCGCTACTGAACGTAATCGTTTTAGCGGCTAATCCTGTGTTATCTTTCATCATATCGGCAATACCTGTTTTGATATTGGCGACCATTTGAGCTTTTTGGGTGGGATCAGACACAACATTGGTTGGTTTCCAATTTTCTATGTTTAGGTTAATATCTACACCAGCACCGAAAATAATGTTATTGATATTTACGGAACCTCCAAAATAACCAGTAGCTTGAGACGCACTTAGCGATGTAACTTTACCAAATGTAATTTTTTCCAGCGCGCTACAATTGCGAAAACATCCTTGGGAATTTGGCAGGCATATATCAACATTCGGAAAATATGCCTCTACTAGATTAGTACAATAATCGAAACATTGACTACTAAGAACTTTAGCAGCAGGAATTGATATTTTTTTTAAGTTTGATACACGATTAAATGCTAAGTTCCCAATTGTTATTGCACCTGAGTTCTGCGGCAATGTTGCATTATACATCATTGTATTATTACCACTGAATGCGTTATCGTCAATACTTCCTACAAGATTACATCCTGTTGAGAATATCAAGGTATGCATGCGGTTATAATTAGTAAATGCACCAATTCCATTTACATTGATATTATAAACTCCAACAGAAACAAGCTCCGTTGCACTACCAATAGCAACTAATTTCTGTGTATTATGAGGTGTGGTAAAAAATAATATTACAAACTTATAAATTGCTCCTGGTACAGTTCCAAAAGCATACGTGCCATTGGCATCGTATATAGGTGTATCGGGCGCATCACTTTTAATGAGTTTATCACACGAATAAGGCAAAGTGATAGACGTTGCCGTTGTATCAAGCATATAACCTATCATGTGTGGATAGGCGGGGTCGTACATGCTCTGCATGGCAGCCAATACGTCCTGTGTCTTGAACGCATCGGTTACGATAGGTGTAACTGATGTTGTTTGTATTGTTCCTATGCAAGCAGGCAATTGATTTATTCCTTTATGAGCAGGCATGGTTGCTCCTTTGGCTTGTGCTGCTGTATAGCTCTCTTGTAATTTAGTAGCTATTACTTGAAGTTTATCTGAAGTTGCCATATTATTCCCCCGTAATTATAAGATCAAGAACTGTGTTTATGTCGCCAATCGCTTCGTCCACATAAGCGGTGGTAGCAAATGTTACGTTGATCCAATCGTACCATACTCCAGTACTTGTTTGACGTTTTCGCCAGCTATAACCATTTTTATTTTCAAGATATTGACTAACTATGCCAACAGAACTTTCAACACGAAGGGTGTATGATACGACAGATTTTCGACCAGATATAGTTTGAATCCACAGCACCATATAAACACCTACTGTTGTTTGATCATTTAAATCACTCAGCGAGTTAATGGTAATTGTGGTAGATGATGCATTAAGTGGCGAATAATCGCTGCCATTCCAGTAATACATATCGTCAGTCGATAGGTCGATATAAATTGTATTAGCCGCGCCAACAACAGGGCGGTCGGCATACGTTGGCCATTCTACCACTTCTTGGAGTGAAATAGGCGTTTCGGCGGTTGAACCGCTTAACGCCTCAAGTACTTCGCCAAGATCTTTAGGTGAAATGGATAAAGGCACTGTAGCGTTTTTAATCGCAGCTATTTTAGCAGCTAATTCTTGATCGTTCATATTATTGGAATTGTGCTCCGAATGGGCTGGTGAATATTCGAGTGTTATAATTCTTTTTATGGAAAATGGCAAATTCTGATTTATCAGAGAACTCCAAACGCAACGAAATAGGGTATTCTTTACGTTGGCTGTCTACTAGCGTATTATTTTCAGGCGTTACCTTAACCACATATTCGCCTGTTGGTGTTACAAGCGTATGTTCTGCCGACTGAAGCATATCCATCACAAATGATAAGCGTTCGCCATAACAGATTCCAACAGATCCAGTCAAGGTATCAGAACGCAATACACGCTCGTATTTCGGCATCAACTTCGCCTTAGCAGGATTGTAGCGCATATATTCGCCACGTTCGTCATACGCTGGCGTATAGCTCAACGCAACGAGTTGAATGCGCTCCTTTATACCGAATTGATTAGCAAAATCAATGAAGTAAAGTTCGCTAGCAACTTCCGCCTGTGTGATATATACTGTAAAATCGTATTTGGTGTGTAATGTATGTGCTATGGCGTTGTAATACTGGAAGCAAAAATGAAATACATTGTGCAGTTTATTTTGAGTAGTGAACAATGTTTTACGCAATTGAGCCAGCAAAATAGGACTATTGTCGGCAATGGTATGGATTGTTTCGCCAGCTTCGTCTTTGATGAGTATAAATTCGGCAGGTTCTAACGTGTTAAGAATATGACGGACCGAAAAGACATCATCGGTTAATTCCGTTTCAGGTATGAATATTTCCGAAGAAATGGATCGTGTGGTTAGTAGCCAATTTTGGCTTTCTGTTTTACTCAATGTAATTTTTGCCTGAGCGACTTCGTCGCTTTCACAAGCGCCAGGATATACGTATAATTCTTCTGAATTTCCGTATTCTTGTATATCCTCGTCGATATGTCTAACCTGTATGGTTAATGGTGTACGATTTGTGATGCTTGTAAGAAAATCGGCTACATCAACAGCTATTTCAATTCCAGCCATTAAATACAACTCGCCCATGTACAATTCCACAGGTTCAGCTTCTCCATCTACCGTGATAAGGATTTTCATCGTGTAGTTACCTGTAGCAGTAGCCGTTATGCGGATATACACCGGCATACCAACCATAAATGATTTATGTGAAGTTACTGAAACCATTATTGATATATTACACGCGTTATTGTTGGGGACAGAACCTCAATTTTTTGAGTGAAATTATTTAAAAACAAACTCCGTTCGAGAGATGGCCGAGAAATAAACTCGAAAAAAGCATCCATCGAGGTATCACCAGTGGCAAAGGTTGTTTTCCACTGATCATACTTGGCTGCTACATCGGTGATGTTCGGAGCTAGTGTGTTATTACTATTGTCTGTAAATAAAATCATACACGAAAATAGAGGTAAGATATAAATGTAACAAGGACAAATCAGCCACTAATGATTCATACCTGCCCAAGTTTCGCTACTGCCCGAAATTCCATTCCAAAAGAAATTCGCGCCCAGAAAAAGCGTATCCCACGCATCGGTTACGTGGGTTTTCGTTTCGTCAGGATTTTCGGGAGAGTCGGGTAGTTTCTCATCCGATTTATCTTTTTCAAATCCGTTTCGCCCCACTTTAATGCCTGTGCGTTCCATGGCGAGCTTCAGATATTCGTTATTCATTTCGTTGAATGTTGGCAAAAGCAAATTAGGACTACCTTTAAGCGCCATATCTATCTGGTTATGTTTCCAGTCGTGGCGTGGTGCTTGACCTATGTATATCGCCGTAACATTGTAGCCATTGCTTTCAAGTACACGAATAATGGTATCGCAATACGATTCTGAATTGTTACCGGTTACCCATACGAACGTATGATCATAATAAAAAATAACTTCTTTGTTCGTTGAGCGTGAATAGTAATCGCAGAAATCCTGTACCACAGCATCGAGTTTGCGTGGTGTTTTAACGTAAAATGATTTGAGTGTTGGTAACTCCTTGTCTTGTTCGCGAACTTGACCAACGCAGCACGTAGATATGGCAGCATTACAGTCGAAGGCAATGTGCAATGGTAGTGAGGAATCATAATCACCATCCGATTGACAACCATACGGTTTTTTATTGCCTCTAAAGTCAGCAGCTTCATAGTCACGAGGATCGGCAGGAATATAAAAGTGTATTTTATCATCCAAAGCAGAGTAGAAGCCATTGGCAACTTTAAAAAGTCGCTCATTCAACATACTTGTTCTAAAAACAAGCGGTGGTAAGTCGCGCTTCATTTGCCAAATAAAGTCCTCGCCAACCACTTCGAGGTTATCAAAAACATCATATTCGCCATAAAATGTGGTATAATCTTTTGTTTTATTGGCATCGAGCGACGGTTGATATTTGCGTGCTAATGCCAAATCGGCTTCGTATTGGTCGAGGCGTTGCTGCCACCAACCTTGATTGACGTATTCGGCTTTCCGTGCTTCGTGTTGTTTTTTGGCAACAAATAAATTGCGGATAAAATTAATGTGATCCGATTGCATCTCTTTCTCTTTATCCAAAATCCATTTGCCCGATCTACTGGTTGGCATATCGGTTGTGTACATTTCGGAGTGATGCCATGGGCACGAGCCAAAATATTGTAAGTTACCACGGTTAGCAGGATTTATTTCGGTTTTAATCTTATCGTAGTTGAGGAATTTTGCTTCAGGTCCTAAAATCCAGTCCAACGACATGGAGTTGGCCGACATACCATTTGTGAGTGATAGTATCACCAAAATGGTGCCATTCCAGAAATGGATGCAGTTACTCCAGGCGTCACGAAATGGTGGACGCTTTGGTAGTTTAAAACCTGCCGAAGCTGGCGCTTTGCGACCAACGTAGTAATGTACGTTTTCAATGTAGCCCCAGTTGGCTAATGCGTGACCAATAGCTGGCAATGTATTACCCCATGCTTTAGCGTAGGTTGGCGATATAAGTCCACCCATAGAACCAGGCATGGCCCACACATTACGGAGTATGAAGCGAGCGTCCAAGCCTTCGGATTTACCTGTACCACGAGCAGCTACAACGTATTCGTGGTGAGCCGAAACCATCATAGCATCGAGCTGCATCCGGTTCATAAATTTGCGGACACGCTCCTCTTGGGTATGCAATAAATTAATCTGATCCATCATCGGTTACTTCGTTAGCATCTTCCATTTTGGATTGCATATAAGCCTTAACACCAAAGTGTTTACGTAAATCACGACGGCGTTGTTCTAAATCGGGCATTTGTTTAATGTTAAGCACACTTACATCGGGCGTAAATTCGAAGTTAGGTGGTATCATATCTTCGAAACTGAAGCCATTATCGTCCACCTGGTCTACACGTTGGTATTTCCCAATCTTATCGAGTGCCATTGCCATGGCTTTAGCATCTTTTTGTCCTTTTGCCACTTGGTAGGCTTCTTTAGCCATTTCAGTAACCGTATATCTCCACCACTCCTTACTTGCCATATTCACCTTGCTAACAATTGATTTGATAATTGTTAAGTCTTGGTAGGCTGCTTGTTTTGAAACAGGTGTGGCAAAACCACCACAGCCAGCTCTAATGAAATCAACCAACTCTTTATCGGTCATGCTTGGTTCATTCAGGTATTCTGCAACAGCAAACCGCCAGCGTTGGCGTATTTCAATTTCCTGATTCGTTAGTTTCAGCTTTTTGGAAACATCGTCATCTGGTTCGTTGATGCTAATTACAATTTCATTAAGTCGTTCTTGTTTCATGGCATGAGCGATTCTATTAATTTCAAAACTATAGGCTGCGCAGCAGGCGAACCCGCTTTTGACAGTTGCACTAATTTTTCATGTAGCTCCGCTTTAGTTAGCAACACACCTTTGGCGTAAGCTAAATGAAGCTCGTGATGTTTATGATTTGACAATACCTGTAAAAATCGTTCTTGATCATTCACAGGAACATCAAGTAATATGGCACACTCGTATGGCTTCATAAGTGCTTGAGCATACTTTGTAAGTAGTTCCAAGTCGGCTTGAGTATAGTTGTCAACAGTCATTCTAGTATCGATTGAGATAATGCGATGTCAAACATCTTTTCAAAATAATCATAATGCTCACCTGCTGTAAAGTAAAATCCACTTTCCCATCGGTGATTTCTATTAAGGTTTGCACTGCCAACAATTCCAAAGCGATGTTCTTTATCTACATCAACCAGTAAAATTTTGGCGTGTACGGCATCCGTTCCTATGATTGGTACAAACCCTTCAGCAAACAATAATAATGGCAGCTTATGCCGTTTAATGGTCGTATCGAGCAACAATTTAAGGCTCCGTATCTGTTCTGATTTCGACAAAAAGAATAAAGGCCTCAAAGAGTCCTCAGATATGGAATAGGTAGCTATTCGTATATCAGCTTTTTTGTTTAACAAAAACACAGGGAGAATTTCGTGCACTGCCCAGTCGCCTTTTTGTAAATACGGCTTTATTGTGCCGGGCTTAGCGTGATCTGGAAACAGCAGGCAAAATTCTTCCTGTGTCATAATACTGAGAGAAAAAACGTTATTCTGCCACCTCTGCGGCTTCCACTATTATCAACTCTTTGGTGTATTTTTCAACTAACCCAAGAGAGTTTTGGCGTTTTTCTTCGGTGGTAGCATTTTTAGCAGCCTGGTTGTTGCGCTTAATTTTCTCTTTAAGGTTCTTAATTGCTTTGTTTTTCTCAGCGATGGTAGTAGGCAGTACTACTTCTTCTTCAACCTTAGGAGCTGGAGCAGCATTTGCATACGCATCAATATCGCCCCACAACTCGCGACGTTCTGTTTCCAAGGCTACAATTTCTTCCGAAATCTCTTTAGCTTCAGCAAGAGGCAGATTTTTATCTGCTATTTTAGCCGTTAAAGCGGCAATCATTGGAACAATCTCTTTGATACGTTCAACTTTTGGTTGAAGTTCTTCAGGAACTGAATCCAATTGTGTCAATGGTCTATCCTCAACACTGACTGCTGGAGCAACAGGCGCTTCAACAACCTTAACAGCTTCGGCTGGTTGAACAGCTAAGTTGTTGCGATGGATGAATGTCAATTTGTTGATAAGCATCGAATATGGAGTTTCGTGTGCTTTTGCGTTTTTATTCGCTTGAAAATACGGAAGGTATTTAGCACGCAACTCTTTAGGAGCACAACGTTCAAAAAGTTGAACGCCAGCATCCATAGTACGTTTGGTGTCTTGCAACCATTTTTCTATTTCTTTATTCATAGCTATTAAAGTTAAAGTTTGCAGTATCTTTTCAGACACCGCAAACTATAGATTTTACAATAGGTTAAGCAGGAACGATGGTTGTAATTACCAAGTCAGCAACTGTAACCACACTGCCATTTGCCAGGGTGAATACTCCATTAGCCGAAGCGGCAACACCTACAGCCAAAGGTGTAACGGTTGTAGTGAACAACGTAACGCCTGTAGCATCTGTCCAAATGTAAGGTACTGGTGCTGGTTCTGGATCAGGAGCAATTACAGCATCCATATCGATTGGTGTAGCCAATTCGATTTGTGGAGCTACGCTGCTCGCTTCGAATGTAAAGCTATAACCACGTCTGTCAGAAGCAGCTTTACCAAGGTCACACGATGGTTTAATACGTGCATTAAATACAACGAACTGCTTGCCATCACGATCTTGTAAAACTAACGATCCTCTCATGTTGTTTACTTGACGAGCAAAAGCGGCAACCTCTTTAGAATTACCAGGGTGAAAGAATTCACCAGAGATTTTAAATGATTGTCCATCCGTGTCGCCTTGATTTTCTACTTTATAACCAACAGTATCATCCGTACAGTAGACGTAGATCGGTTTATGATTATCTTTCATGACAAATGCACCTGTGGCAGTAACCAAATCAGAAAGCACCGATGCGATAGTACGCTTCGGCAATATTGGTTTTTCCATTGTCATACAATCTGGGTAAAATAAAATTTTACCCTCGAAACCACCAATATTTTCAGTGCCACACTCAAAGAGTACAGCTCCAAAGAAAGTTGCAGTTGACACCGCAGAGGCGATAGCAAAATCACACACAAAGAACGCCACTACAGCCACTGTAATCGCCAATAGTGACACAAGCGCTAAACGATATTTTGAAAATAAGTTTTTCATAACTATAAATGTTTTAGAAATTATTTTTTTGAATGATGAGAAAAAAAATGATTTAAAGGAAACCTTCTATAGTTAGAAGGTTTCCTTTTTTATTTATCCACCTACTGGAGGGACTGGTTCATCTTTGTAGTCGCCTGCCAAATCAACCGCTGTTGATGTTTGTTCGTTCGTTAAGAACATTTTTGCATGAACATCGTTTACACGTGTATCGAATGCAGCTTCCATCCAGAACTGAACAATGTTTGGATCTTTGTAAGGTGTACGCACCTGTACAAATTCTTTATCGCCTTGGTCGCCCATACCGAAATCAAGAACACCTGGTTTTAATAAGGTTAACTTATCGCCAGTGCCTAGAGCTTCGTGCGTAATCAATTTGAGTGATGGAGCTTGCGCATCGTCACGTAAACGTTCGATCATCATTTCGGTAGTTGCATACTCGAAATTTTTGGTCTTGTTACGGAAAGCATCGCGTGCTTTAATGATTAAATCAGAGCTAGCCATCAAATTCACTTCGCCACGACGTAACAATGGGTTACCTGCGCGAACAAATGCTACCAACTTGTCGTAAGCAGCAGTATCAGTACCAGATGCAGGAGTTACAAACGCACCAGTGGTGTGCAAGTTTCCTTTTGCTTCAGCAATTTCGCCAGCCGTTACCAACATGTCGTAAATGGTATAAAAACCATTGAATGCTGTAGCTGGAGTAGTACCTGCTTCAGAGCGTTCGCCATGGAACATGCTGAAAATTACATCTTCGCCGAATGATTCAATCATCGATTTGATGATGTAGAATTCGAGCGGATGTTTTTTTGCTTGCAAATCCACTTTTTCACCTTTATTGGATAAAACTTTTTTCTCACGGTAGTTGGTGATGTTGTCATCAGCAGCTCCGTAAACCAATTTAGGCTCCAAGGTTGATTCGTAGAATTTCAAAATTTCTGCTTGCATGGCAGGATCTCCGCCTGCAACATAAGGTTTGAGCAATCCTGCTTTACGGCGAGGATTCATTTGAACGTGTTTTCCACTTACGGAAAGTAGGTTCAAGGCAAGTGCTTGAGCCACTTCATTGAATTGAAAGGCTGGTAAAGCACGCAAAACATCATTATACTCAGCAGCAACGCGAGTTAATGAGGCAACGGATACTAAAGGTGTTGGCATAACTGTAAAATATTAATTGGGTGATGGTAAAATTCCTTCTTCTTGCATTTTGGCAATAATTGCCAAATGATCGCCAGCGTGTTCTTTGGCGAATGATGCCAAGTCACTATCTGCATTTTGGGCGATTGGTTCACCGTCTGCATTAAGTGTAGCGCTAGCTGCTCCTGGTGTAGCAGCTTCTAACTCGGTTACACGTTCTTGAAGCGTGGTGTTTTGAGTAGTCAAAGAGTCTACTGTTTCTTGCAAAGTTGTGTTGGCTCCTGTGAGCTGGTCCACTTTACTTTGCATTTCTGCTAATGCTGTATTATCAGGATTGAGCAGCATTTCAACAGCCTGTTCAGGCGTGAGCTCAGTTGAATATCCTTCAGCGCGAGCAGCATTGAGCGCCTGAACGATTTCATCGTGTTTGGCTGCCTTTTGGCTTAAAGCATTAAAGGCTTCAGCGGATAAAATTTTGATTGCCATGATTAAAAGTTTTTTATTATAAATTGGAGAAATAATTTACCACGTTGTCGAATGTGTCGATAGCATCAATTAAACCGATGCTCAATGCTTCGTCCGCGAAATAGGTTTTACCTGTGCCCCATTCGGAGCGAGGTTTTAAGAGTTTATCGCCACGACCTTTTTCAACATTAGAAATAAAATCTTCGGCATACACATCGAGTTTTTTGATTAGGGGCTCTTTATCACCATCGAGGTAGGCGCGATATTCAGAGTTTTTGTCAGGTGAAAGAGAAGAATAAATATCATCCTCTGTAATGCCTATTTTTTCCAAATACTTACGTTGATCCATAATCGTTATCATGGTACCAATGCAGCCGATTTGAGCTGTTTGATAATTGGCAATAATCATGTCGGCAGGTGCTACCATGTAGTAACCGGCAGAGCAAGCCATATCTTCAATGAATGCGATAACAGGTTTATTTCGGCGTTCGATGGCTTGGTAAACATGGCTACAAGCCCGTGCTTCGCCACCAGGTGAGTCTGTTTTAAAAATAACAGCAACAACACTATCATCGGCATAAGCACGATCGAAAGCTCTAGCAATTGATAGCGTACCCATACTATCTTCACAAGGTTTGTCGTATTTTGTTACTACGCCAGATAAACTGATTACTAAAATCTTTTTTACCTGCTCTTCACTTGATACGTTGACCGGAAATGGTTGTGCTTCTTCAGAGAGTGGCTCTGAAGACATTTGCAGATTACCTTTGAGGTAGGCAGCAACGATTCGTAAGTAATTACCAACAAAATCGGGGTGAATAGAGAATACGGAAGAGGCTGTTAACAATGCTTTCATGCTTCTGTTTTTTATAACAAAAGCAAAAGTATTTTATCTATTTAGTGAAAAAAAGGACTAATCAGCCACTAATTCAAGCATATAATAGGAAGAAGTACAGGAAAGATTAATCTCCATACCGGTATAACCTGAAGCGTCACCAGGCAACAAATGTTTGGTTAGAAGTGTAAGAGGGTAGTGTTTGGTGCCTAATAACCATTTCTTACCATTGTGAGCTGTAACAATGGCTACGCATTGTTGTCCAGTGAGTATGTAGGCGGTGATGTTGGTTTGGTCGTTGAGTTCAAATTGAGGAATACGAGCAGTGAGCACTTTGGAGTGCGATGGTAAAGCAGATGTTTCTTGCGCATCGTGCGAGAGCGTAATACTTTCAGGTGTTACGGCTGGTTGCCACGATACTGATTGACCTGCCAAAACAAGACGCGCTTTGTTTTCAACGATACCAATCGCCCCAATGGAGCGTACTGGTATGATTTCTATGTTTGAGTAACCTGCTAAATTATCCATTTTTTTATCGTTTTTTGTCGTGGGGACAAATCGTTTTATTTTTTATTGCATTTTTTTTACTTTTTTCTCGCGTGAAGTGTTTTTTTACAGCATCGTAAGATAACGACTCGATTTTATAGGTTTCCAAAAATGAGTAGTACGCCGACGACATAGATTCTCCATTGCGATGAGCTTCTTTGATGAAAGCCTCAGCTTCTACCCAAAAACACCACGCCACTTCTTGTTGGAAGTCGCAGCGTGCATTTGAGCTAAGCACGTAACTGATATTCTTTTTAAAACATTTCTTACCTTGAACAATAAATGATACATTGTTTTCCTCAGGCAATTTTGTTTTTTGTGTGTTAGGTCTAATTGAATTCAATAAAACCAACAACAGGTAATTTGGTAATGCGATGTGTTCGCCAAGGCTGTGCTTGAACTTCAAGTATTCAACCAAGTGTGGTTTAAGGTAAGTGTTGATAATCATATTATTCTTAATGCTATAGTTGCGTTTTCGAGCATATATTCTGCTACAATATTACTTAATTCGTTCATCATTGGATCTAGCACTTCGGTGATAAAGTGGTTAGGGTGTCTTTTTGCGCTACCAGCTCTGCCAAGTGATTTTGGATTGGTGGATCGTTCGATGCCTTTGTAATTCCATTTGGATCCAATTAGTCCAGCGTATGATTTTGAGGCACCGTGATAAACATAATAACCTCGTCTATCCATGAGAAAATCCACTCGTATTGGCTCTCCGTATCTGTTTGATGTTACACGTGCTTTAATGGATTTAGCCACAGTCATAGACGAACTAGAGGCAGCCATGCGTAGGCTATTTGAGGCATCTCTCGACCAGGCGTTCAGTTTGGCAATAAATTGTTTGGTGCTTTCTCCACCATCGGCAGTAATGCGTGCCACAGAAGCAATGGAACTCTCATCTAAACCAATCAGAAACGAATTCCCTTCGCCAGTCATGCGGAGAGTTTTGTCAATGCGACTGTTGGATTGTTTTATGCCTCTGATGATTCCCACAATTCTTTGGTTAATTGAAAGTTATAATTTTCTTTTAATGAAAAATAGACTACGCTGCCGTAAAAGTTATCGCCAATTGGACCAATTCCTGCAAATTTTACGTTTGACAGCGGTTTATTGCGTAATTCGGTATTGTTTGTCTTGACATCTATGAGCATTTTTTTATAAATCTCTTCGGTAACAACCCTGCATTCTTCGGCTGCTTTAAAAATCGTGTTTTCGTCCGTTGTAGTGCATGGTTGCACTACAATGATGGCATACTGCGGTAACATCAATTTACTGTCGCTATCGGCTTGTGATGCCTCTGCATCGTAACCATTCACAGCAATCAAGCATCTTTTAGAAATTCGCGAAATTTTGGCTTGGAAGTCCAATAGTTCTTCCACGCCAAAAGCTCGCAATAGTGTTTTATGCTCAATTGGTTTTAATGATTGAACCAATGTTTCGGCATAGGCAAACAAATTAAATTTGCTCATGTTCTAAATGTTTGTAGTAAAACACTTCCAAATCAGGCAAAACAACAGGCTCTTCACCTTCCACAGGTTCTTGTGGAGCTGGTGCGTTGATGTCCGTCCATTTTTTGGTGGTTTCGTCATACGTGCATAGCACATACGTTTTGAAATCTATTTTGCCAACTACCACTTCGCCAGCAGCAGGTTTTGTTGTTCCTTTGGCGTCAATCCATTGAAACAAGGCTACAGCCTCATTAAAGCCATATATTGCACCATCGGTGTAATAGGTTGCTGTGATTTCTGCTACTTTAGCAGCATAAGCAATGTGCTCGTTGAGTCCAATAATGAGGGCTTTTACTGAGGTTTTGATTTCCTCTACTTTGGCCAATAAAGCCACTTTTGAAATTTGTAACATGATTGTAAGAATTAATTGTTATTTATTTTGGGTCGATAGTTCTAGTGTGTACAGCACATCGTAAAGCATTGATTTACGAATGATTTCTTTTTTGGTGACATCATTGTGAGCCAAATGATCGATAATTCGGTTTTGCGTATCGAAGCTATTTGACTTGGAAGAAGATCCACCCGAAAAGCAGTGAGGGAAACGTTTAGCTAAAAAATCCATAGTGGAATTATAGAACCAGGTTATGATCAATCGCATATTGGGTGATAACTTAGCCGTGTTTAGGCTTTCTTTAAGCACGTTGGCTGCATCAAATTTTCCTTTAACTGGCAAGTACATACAAGCAATCATAGCGTCTGTGTTGCCTTGTGAGGCATATTCCATCATGTAGATAAATTGCTCATAGGTAAAATCAGTCATGGCGTCATCGCAGCCATATAGCATTTTGCAACCGGCTTGTATTGTTGGGAATAATTGCTTGGTCAATTGCGGTTTTACCACAATGGCGTCATCAATTTTATCAAACAAAAAATCGAAAACAGATGTTAATACCACAAATTGGGTGGGAGTCAACGCATATTTGTGTTTTTGAACACACAAAATGTGGCGTTTATCTTTGGTTGTTTGAGTATATATTTGTCCGCCGATGCAGCAGAGGAATAATTTCATCTTTAATTCTTCCACGCTGATAGCTTTTTGGCACAGATTAGCCAAGAACAAAAGTTGCTCTTGAGTAAAATCATTCGCCGTGCTAGGCATTTGATAAGTTTCTGTATCTATTTTGAGTTCAATCATACAAATGCTACTATTTTACGTTCCTCAGAATTCCAATTGAGTGATAAGGATTCTACCGTGATGCCTAGTTTTTCGGCATTAGCAATGATGTAATTGCTAATTTCAGAAGCCAACAACGTGGCCTGCTCGCAGTAGAAATTATTACTTGTATTCGCTGTCAATGGTTTAATAACTGGTTGGTAGTCGAGTTCATTAGCTGGTACAGCTGAGAACACGCAAGCGGCACGATGTGCCAAAAATCGACACACTAACAACTGAAGTTCCTGGTAAGTTGGAGCCTGTGTTTCTGTGTATGTTTTTTTTACAAGTGGATTGTAAGCCTCGCCAAGCAATGGTTTAACTTCGGTTACATCCAATGATTGAATTGGCATTCTCAATTTCTCGAATGTCAATCGTGAGTATTGAATATCCACCAAACCTTTGTTTTGAAACTCTTCAGCCGATGAAAAGAAATTACCTTTTCGGGTGTGATATTGTGGAGCGGCTTGCCACTCTGGCCACACTTGTGGGTGTTGCTCAAGGAGTGATAGTAATTGCTCCAAATTAAACCAGCTTCTATCTTTGAGCGATGATTTATATTTTGCTATTTTAGCATCTGAAGCAGGAGCAAGTTTATCGGTGCGTGATACGGTATGACCAGTATCACCGAAATTGATAGATGTTTCGTCCACGGCTACCAATACAGCGAATGGAGCTGCTGTTTTTTGGATGTAAAGTAGCAGTTTAGACCACAAAGCGCTATTGTCTTTGGTTGCTTGAGCTTCGGGCGTGAGCACGTAAAATTCTTCCACTTTATCGAGCAGTTTCATGCCAAGATATGGATTGATGTATTGGTCCATAACTTGCTCGATGTATGGTTCAATAATATCAAATTCGAGGCTTTTGTTTATTTTTACGTGCTTGGCTAATTCTAGCGTGGTTTTGAGTATCATAATCTTACATTTGTTGATTGCCTATTGATTTAACAGCTCCAGTTCCTTGGTCGAGTGTGGTCAACATGATGTTTGGTATTACAAAGTGAATATCATCCGCCCACTTATTTATTTTTTTAACGATGTAGAGCGGTGATAATAACATATCGCGTATAGGTTTAGTCATGGCTTGCTTGATGATAAACAGCTCACGAGCTTCTGTGCCGTTGATATTTTTACCTTTACCAGGCGATGCACCAATGAGCGATGGATGCACGCCCATGCCGTAACAGATGATATTGTTAGCTTCCTCAGAATCATTGATATATTCACCGCCAGCGATGTCGTTTTTAACAGCTTCAATTATGAAGTTATCTTCGCGTTCTTTTGAACCGGGATTGTATTTGAACGTTGATAGAAACGCTTTACCTGCATTTTCGGCACCAGCTAAAAATTTATCGAGTTCATCAAGCACTTCTCTTTTGCGTACTTGTTGTGCCTTTTTTTCTACAATTCCTTCAGCAATAAACATCTCTTTAAAAAATCCATCACGAATTTTTACGTGAAACCGTATTGCGGTTTGGTTATTCAACAAAGCGCGTTTGAATTCGGGGATAGCACAGGCAAAGTCATACCAACCCGATTCAAAAATAGACCACCACCAAGGTTTGTTGTAGTAGTATCTTCCTGGTGTAGGTAATGAACAGTTGAGCATAAGGCGTTTTTCGCCTTTAGCGGCTTTTGCTTGTATGTCGGCAATGGGGCTGTTACGGTTGATAATTGGCGAAACCACGCAACTCTTTGGTGTGTTGTGCGACCACTCGGTGCTGTAACCATGGTATTCAATCTCTCCTTTAGTGTTGGCTTGTGTTACGCGTGAATAGCACATCTCTTTGTGTGCCATTGAAATAATTTTGGAATTTGCTTTTGCAGAATCCAATAAAAACTCGCAATAACTGTCGTAATACACCGAAACATCGTTTGCCAGCTCTTGAATCATTCGTGCAACATTGTTACGATTGATAAAATCAAACACTTCGGGTGCTTCGCTATCGAGTAGTTCTTCGTAGGTTATTTTGCCGTCTTTTTTAACTTTTTTCACCACCATAAGCCCAGCTCCGTAGGCTATTTGTGAATTGAAATTGAGGTTGGAACTCACGGTGACATTTTTGTACACTTTTTCCAATATTTCCATCGGTAATTTATTACCAGATCCCCAAGAAACGAACTTCAACGCTGGTCCCGTTGTTTTTTCTTTTCGCGGAATTGCAACCGTTGTTACCGTTGTATCAACCGTTAAATTAATCGATTCAGCTGATTTCATTTCGATAACAGCTGCTTTCGATGTAGAGAGATAGGCAAATGGTCCTTCTTGGTAAATTTCCATAATTAGGCGATGATTTGTAGTCCGTTAAATTTTACAATGAGGCAACGATAAATTTTTATTGGGTGGTTTTCGCCCACTCTCATGATGTTACAGGTTAAGCCGTCGGAGTGCCAAGATGTGAGTATTGCTCTAGTTTCCACGTATTCGCCAGTTGATATTTTACGAAATGCGATGTCAAACTCAAGGGGTTCACCGTGTGATCCACGTCGTTCCATGAGTTTATAAAGCCGCGATTTGTGTAAAAATTTAATCATGATGTCAAAATTACTTTGCTATATTCTCAAAAAAAAGGACAAATCAGGCACTGTTTTTATTCATTTTTTTTGATTTTTTTTCGTGCGGGACTTCTTTTGTGCACTTTTCTGCGCCAAGAAGGCAGAAAAGTGCCGTTTTTGAGTCTATTTTCAAAAAGTGTTAATTTATTGAAATTAAAACTGTTTAGGGGTCAAGGGGTATTTTTATACCCCTTGTTCGTACGAATGTACCGCGCACCGCCCTGTTTAGAATTGTGCGCCGATTGTTCATTTTGCGCCTTATATGCTGGGGCGGTTTGCGCTTTAGGTGCTCCCTTGTACGCATCGCGCGCGTGAGCTTGCGATTTCGTGCGCCTACCTTGCACGCTAGCGTTAGCGTTGTTGGTTTTTGAACAGTTCTTCTTGACATTTTCTACATAATCTCAATTGTATGTTTCCATTTGGTAGAATCCAGTGATGAACACGAACACGACTTTTCTTTACCTGCCGGTAATAATTTCATTTGTTTTATCTGATCTTCAAGGTATGCAAGCCTTTGTAAACGTAGTAGCACATCTTCCTCAAACAGTGTATGTCCATTCTCGGTGAATTTATTTTCACGCTTTTTGTATTTATATTCAATCATAATTTGTTTGTTATTAGATATTTAAATTTTATCTTCTTGAGTTGCCCTCTAGTATGATGACGTTGTACGTCTTGAAGCGGTCGTTGGTTCGTCCGAACTCGTCATCGAAATACTTCTTGATGTCGGAAGCTGTGAGGTTGGTGGTGATGTGTGCGAATTTCCCTTGTTGGCACCATATCTCGTTGCGTGCATGAAAGAAGTCGGTTACTATCGTCTTGGTGTCAGTTCCAAAGTGTAGGTGCGTTTGCATCCCTACATCGTTGAGGCAAATGTTGTACGGTTCGCCATCGAATGCGTTGGTCGTTACCTCGTTGTATGTGTATTTATCCAGATGGTTGTGCAACTTGTAATAGTTGATCATCTGTGTAACAGACAGATTGTAGTATCTGTTTGGGTTATTGGTGAGCGCCAGGTAATCGGCAAAGATTTGCATGATGAGTGTTTTACCTGAACCTACAGGCCCACACAGCATGATGTGCTTGTAGATCTTGTATTTTTTATTCGGCAGCATTGTTTCGAATCGTTGGCAGTTGTTGAAGTAGTACAACAACAGGCGCAATACCTCACGGTTCTCATCGTCGACTACAAACTCTTTGAATTCTTTAGCCATGCGAGCCATGCCGCAGTGATGAAGTAAGTTGGCGTGTTGCTTGTAGATTTCCTCATTGGTGAGATCCTCAAAACCCTTCGTCATAGCTTCCACTACTCTTGATTGCACTTTTGTGTGGAGCTGTAGTAGTTTGTTTGTTTCCATTGTTGTTAGTTGTTTTAGATATGCGGTTATTTTTAATTCCTAAATTCTTTATCACGGTTGATTTCCAGTTGATGCTTTTGGATGATCGTTTGCTGGTTTTGTTTATCCACCCATCCTTGGTGGCCCAAAAGTCTTTAAACATTTTTTGGATGGATAGTTTAACATCGCAAAAGGGATAGTATGTTTCTCGGCTTAGTATAAACTCTTCATCGTTCAGGAGCTGGTGCATGGCTGCATTGGCTTCTTGCACATAAATTTCAAAATTGTTGCGCCAATTATCAACAACAGTTTTAACCTCTTTCTCTTTTCCTTTCCCTTTGCATTCCCTTTCTTTATTACTATCTACATCAGTAGTATTAAGTATATGTTTAGATGTTGTTGTATATGAGGCACTTTTTTTAGCTTCAGAATTAGAGTCTGTTTCGTTATCGTTAAAATTTTTAACATCTTCCTGATTTTCAGCCGTTTTCTCCTGAAATGTATTTGCTTTTTCTGAAAAAACTACCGTGCTAATCACGGCACTTTGCACGGCTCTTTGGTCGGCAGTTTGCACGGTGGTTGTTTTTTCGGGTTCGACTGCCGTGTTTCGCACGGTACTTTGGTCGGCAGTTTGCACGGTAGTTAGCTCGGCAGATTCAACGGCAGTTTGATAGGCACTTGCTGTGAGAAAGTACTGTGTGGATACGCCTTTATTGGTTATAAAGTAGAGTAGTCCGCACTTGCGGAGCTGGTTCTTGGCTTTGGTTACTACCGTCCAGTCTGTGGTGCCTATGGCTAACATCATTTCGCGATCTGATACTTTGATTACTTCTGACCAGGCGGAGCGTTCCCACTTGAGTAGAAGCTCTGTGTAGAAGTCGCGCGTGGCGTATGATAGTTTGAGCGTGCATTTGACGTCGCTAAACTCTTGTAGTTTGGTTTGTAGCTTCGGTAGTTTCATTGTGATTATATTGTATGCTGTTGTCGTTGGGCGCATGGATATACGTTGCCTCTTGTGAGCTGTGCTTTGGCTTGCTGGAGCAATTTAGGGGCTACTATTATTCTAAACTTAACCTGTGAGCTTGTGCTCCTGAAATAGAACACTGTGCCGCGTCTGTAATAATACTGAACCTCTGTGGCTATTGCTGGGCTGACTTGCTGTATTAGCTCTGTGATGTTGAATTGCTGCATGGTTATAGGTATTAATTTATACGTAAGCTAATGAACCGCAGATTTTAGAGAAGTTAAATTCACCAGCAAAAGCTGCACTTACTGTTAAATCTGATAAATTAGGATTGTAGAAATGAACTAAAAATGGCACCCCATTTACAAAGTATGTTCGTTTCTCTAAGAACAAATCATCCTCACAGTTGCAATTTGATTTGATGAAAGCCTCAAGATCATACCTACTTTGAAATTCATAACCTTTTCTTTTAAGCCCCTCAATGAAATATTGGTCAAGCAAATGATTTAATTCTGAATTTATTCTTCGTATTAAATTGGCTTCAAATGTTTCAGGTTGTTTTTCTTGGAAAACGATACACATAACATCTGGATGTTTTACCTCATAAAGTTCCTGCATTGGTTGATTTCTAAATCCAAAAGAAGCGTCATCTGGATAATTTTCAATCATTTTACGAAGTTCACCAATCGTAGTGGCTACACCCAACGAACGAACATCTCTACGATTAGTGCATGATTGATTATTTTCAGAAAGCAATGAATTGTTAACGCTACTTTTATTCATTAAACTTTTCCATTCATTAAGTTTTAGGCTGAGTTCAGAACCGTGTACGTGTTCGTCATTTTTCCACCACATCAGTGAGCCTTCTTTACGATAATATCCTTGTGCCTTTAACCAGGTTTGAAATTGATTTTCCATTTTATTTTTTGTTAATTATTTGTGTTGATAATAGTTATTCCCAATGTATAGAATGATACAGTCCATCTTTTTGTGAACAGATTGAAGGAATTGGCGGAATATCGTAACCCAAATCTTTTAAAGTGTCTAAAACTTGTTTTGACAAAGGGTTATAAATGTGTAACACTTTTTTACCTGACTGTGCGACAATTTCTATGTGTGCCATAATTTGTTCTAACTCTGGATTTAAGATCTTTTCTGCCATTTCTTTTGCTTCTTTTGCTGAAATTAGTTTCATATAATTCCTTTTATTGATTAATAATTACTTAAATCCAAATACTGGTAAATTGTGTTTATCCTGTTCCCACTTTTCGGTAACCTCTTTTTGAAGTGTTGCCCATACTTTTTTTGTATGCGCTATTTCGCTTGAATAACTTTCGTAGGGTATGCGTTCACCAAATATTTTTGTTGAGCCGTCCATAAACACAATAATAAAGCCAGCTTCTCGATTGAAAAACATTTTTTTGTCTCGCTCAATATCATATATTTCTATGATCTTTTTTGTGTCTATTACTTGATCTAAAACGATAATTTCCATACTGTTGATTTTTATGTGGTTGATTTTATAATTTATTATCCCCATTGCGTAAATGCAGCGATGGCTAGAATGCCAGCCCACACGATGAGTGCTACTATAAGCCCGAAGCGGACGCGCTTCTTATTTTCAACGCCCAGATATATAGCGAGTGCTATGACTGTGATGGCGCTTAGTATAATACAGATTAAGTTTTCCATGGTGCTAGTTGTTATTTATATTTTTCGAACCAAAATACAACCTCTTTATGGGTTTCTTGGACTAAATGATAGCGTGATGCGAATTTGTATTGCACCGAATAATTATTTAAAGACTCAAGCATTTTAGCAATATTCTTTCGAAATGATTCAATACTCATCGAGTTTTTCATGCGGTTACAACTTGGGCAGCTTGGATTGTAATTCTCAAATGTTTCATTTTCGGGGTGTTCGCATTTGCTTTTATTGGTTAAATCACGTACTATCGGCTTGATATGGTCCGCGTGCCATCCTTTTTCTAAAAGTGTTCCACAATACGCACATCTACCATCATATTTATTGAATATTTTATCCCTGTCTGTCTTTTTCATGGCTTGTGTTTTAATAAAACTTACCGTAATTGATAGATATGAAAAACCCGAAAAGACCTAGTAGAATAAATTTTCGATTTCTATATGGAAACATACCTCCATAGCTTAGATAAAATCGATTAGACCAATTCCTTTTTAATTTCCAGTTGTTAATAAATTTTACAGTCATATTGTTGTTATTTATGTAGTTGGCCACCTGTGAGCTGGCAAATGAATGAGAGTACTTGTTCGAGTTCTGGGTTACGGAAAGCGTGCGATAGGTAGCTTTGTGGCTGGCGCAGGTTGTGTTTGTTGATACGTATGTGTTCCTCGCACGCTTTTTCGGTAAGAAATGAATTCTCAAGGCGATTTT